ATGCGTACAACCACTATGACAGTAAATAATGAAACTGTGGACGTAACAAGCAAAGGTGATTTACAGCGCGAGTTATTAGAGAATTGCGGCATACAGTCTGTTAGCGTTAAGGCGCAGGGCTGCATTAGTAGCGCAGACAGCTATAAAAAAATCAGTTATGCAGCCAATACAGGCGAGATTCTTAACGTAAAAATCAATAGTAATAATGGCGAAATATATTCAGGTGGTTTTATTTTATCGGCTTTTGAGACATCGGGCGAATATAACAAAGATGGGCTGTATTCAATCACGTTAGAAAGTGCCGATACCGTGAGACTCATTGATAACAATTTTATACTGTTAGAAGATGGTGGATTTTTGTTGTTAGAGGATGGGTTTAAGTTTGTTTTGGAGGCTGCATAATGTCATTAGTAGCACAATTAAACGCAGCTTTAAAACGTAGGCTTGAGGCTAATCTCATTATTGCAGGTGAGATGGTAGCAACTGAGGTAAGACGTAACATTCAAACATCACCACGCGGTGGTAAAACTTACATCAAAACTAACCCTAATCGTGTACACAAAGCATCGGCAGCAGGTGAAAGCCCTGCCACGGACTTAGGTTTTTTAGTACGTTCAATTCAAATTGAGCCTGACTTACAGAATTTAAGAGTGCGTATTTTATCGCTTCATTCAATCGCACCTTATGCCAAGCGGCTAGAATATGGCGATTTAAGCAGAGGATTGCAGCCGCGTCCGTTTATGTTTAAAGGGTTGCAAGCTAAGAAACAAGTCGCAATTGCTATTGTACAAAACGCGGTTAATCAGGCCATTCGTGATATGCAGGGAGTGCCGCCGATATGAGTTTGTTTAATAGTTACGTTAAAGCGGTATGGGTAAAACTAAACGATACAACAGGTTTAGTCGGTTTAGTTAAAGAGATTTTAGACGATAAGACAGCATTCCCAAAGATATGGTTAGAGGACGGTGGTGCAGCAGATTGGTCAAACAAAGATGATAGTGGTTTAGAGGCTGTTATTACATTGCACATCGGTAGTCGTGTCGAGGGAACAAAAGAGATTCGCGGCTTGATGGACAAATGCCATGCAGCATTGCACAATCAAGACTTGACTTTAGAGAGTGGGCAAAGCGTGTTATGTCAGTTTTTACGGCATGACATGGTTATTGATACAGACGGCATCACGCGCCATGGCGTAATGCGTTTTAATTTGTTAATCAGTGAGGTGGCATAATGGCTAAGTATAAAGGTAGTGACTTTCGTATCAAGGTACGCACAAGCACTGGCCCCGATGTTTTTGCGGTAATCGGTGGCGGTAAAACTGACTCTTTGTCTATCAGCAATGAGACTGTTGATGTAACCGACAAAGACAGCAGCGGTGCGCGTCAATTGTTAGAGGGTGCTGGTGTTCGCGCTTATTCTTGCAAAGTATCAGGCGTGGTATCTGATAACGTGGTATTTACAGACCATGTCATGGTTGCAGCTAACGCCAATACTCATATCTACTGCAAGATTGAATCAGGCACAGGCGAAGCGTGGGCAGGCTTATGGGCTATCTCTAGTTGTGAGCGTTCAGGCGAATACAACAAAGAAGAAAACTTTAGTATGTCGCTGGAAAGCGCGGGTACAATCACTTATACGGCGGTGCCTTAATATGCGCGGTTCAGTATTGTTAGACATCGAAGGACTAGAGTTTAATCTAGTCCCAAGTTTTGAGAATTTGGACAAATTAGAAACGGCGACAGGTAAGCCTATCTATGAGTTAATTTTTCAAATGCAACAACCAAAGGTCGGCGACATTACCAAAGCATTGCTTGCCTGTGCAGTGCCGACCACTGGCCGTTATCCTGATTGGTGGACACGCGAAGAGTTTTACAAGCGTATGCTCAAGTCAAAACGATTAAGCGATTATGCGATTGCGGTTGCCACTTTTGCAGGTAACATTTTAACGGCGGGTAGCGATACAGACATCAAAACCGTGTCAGAGGACGGCGAAAAAAAGTAGGTAAAGGCAGCATTTGGCACAAACTGTGGTCAAGTGCTGTCATATACTTATCAATACAGCCGCGTGATGCGTGGCAATTAACGCCGTTTGATTTTTGGGCGTTATGGGATACGCACTTAGATAAAATGGAAATAAGCACAGGCAAAAGTTACAGCAAGCCGATGACGTTGGCCGAGTTTCACGAACTAAATGAGGAGTTAGACAAAATTCATGGCAACAACTGATGACCTCATTATAAGTTTACGCGCCGATGTAACCCAGTTACAAAACAGCCTACAGCAAGTCAACCAACAACTAAACAACACACAACAACAAGGCCAACAAGCTAACAACTCGTTATCAAGTGGCTTTAGTCAGTCTGCTAATAAAGCCAAAATGTTAGCGGCTGCAATCGCTACAGCAACGGCTGCTGTCGGCGTGTTGACTGCTACCACATCAAACGCTATCCGTGAATTTAACTCATTAGCTAACAGTCTAAACCTAACTTACAATCAGTTAGCGCGATTGCGGTCAGTGTCAGAGGGTGCAAACCTAGAAACTGACATGATGATTGATTTGGCTAAAACGCTTAACGAGCAAATAGGCGAAGCGGCTAACGGCAATAAAGACTTTGAAGAGTCTTTTGCGCGTCTAGGTTTGTCAATGTCAGATTTGACAAAATTAGGCGTAGATGAGCAGTTAATCACTGTAACTGATGCACTTGGAAAGGTTAGTAGTCAGTCAGATAAAGCGCAAATAGGTGCTACGCTCTTTGGTGACAATTGGTTGTCTGCATTAAAACTCACAGAAGTTAATGTAAAAACACTAGTCAGCGAGTTTGATAAGTTATCTCCAAAACTTGACGATTTAGACGTAAGTCGAGCGATTGAAGCAGACAAAGAGTTTGACAAACTTATCGCTAACTTACGTACCACAACCGAGATTGTAATCAGTGATTTAAGCCCAGCCTTTACGGTTGCCACTCGCAATCTAAACGCGATGTTTAATGTTGACTCAAGCGACTTAGAAAACAATATAAGCGTACTTACGTTTTTATCCATCGAGCTTGGCGCACAGCTAATTAACATTTTTACCGCAACAAAAGGCATTGTTGAAATAGTATCAGCATCTATCGGCACATTGGGCAATATCATCGTCATGGGATTGGGCGTAACTGTTGCTGGTGTGATGGACGTTTACAACACCAATGTTGCTTTTTTTACCAACCTTTTAATAAAAACGCATAATGCCTATAAAAGTTTAATGGGTGAAAAGTTCGAGCCGCTAGAGTTAATAAAATATAATAAGACTGAAAATATAGATGCACTAATGGCGACAGTAAGAGATACAAAAGCAGTGCTAGAGGGTTTGGCTACTGATGGCATAGCTGATTTTGCAAGCGGTATCGGTGGCGAAGCAGGCGCGGCGTTTAGAGATGCGGCAATTGAAGAAGCGACCCAAGTTAAGAACAAAAACAAAACAGGCGGCGAACCAACCGCACCAAAGTGCGGCGGTGATGATGGTGAGGCCGCTAAAAAAGCAGACGAATTACGCAAGGACGCGCAAGAGTTATTGAAGCAAACGCTTGAATCTAACATGAGCGAGCTACAGTTACAGGGTGTGCATTTTCAAAACCTGTTAAGCCAACTAAAACAATTTAACGACCAAAAAGCGTTAAGCGATAGCGAGTATAAAGCAGGTGTTTTGGCAGCTAACGAAGCGTTTAATAATGATATTATCCAACAGGTTTTAGATGCTAGCGAAAAAGAACAAGCCGCGTTATTAGAAAAGCAAACCGCCGAAGATGAATACCGCACCAATCGTAATAATTCAATACAGCAAGTCATTGAAGAAAGCAGACGTGCAGGATTAACCGAGCTTGAGTTATTAGACGAACAGCACCAACAAAAAATGGATAAACTTGCAGAATTGCAAGAGGGTGAGGTTATATTTAAGGACGAGTTAAAACAGGCCGAGTTACAAGCAGAGTTAGCTCATTCTGCCAAAAAACTAGATATAATGATGGGCACTGGTAGCAAGATTCAAGAGCTAAACAAAGCATTCCAAAAGGGACAATTACAAGGTAGTTTAGCGTTTTTTGCGGCTGACTTTGGCGGTATGTCACAGCATAGCCGTAAAATGTTTGAACTAACCAAAGCGGCTAGGTTAGCCGATGCGGTTATTAACATACCATCGACCGTCATGGCCGCCGTGAAGCATGGTACTGAAATGGGCGGTTGGCCAGTCGGTGCAGCGATGGGCGCAGCAGCGTTGGCAAGCCAGTTAGCACAGTTACGCGCTATTCAATCGGCTAGTTTTGGTGGTGGTGGTAGTGCTGGTGGTGGTAGTGCAGGCGGTGGCGGTGCAAGTGCATCAAGTGTTGCTCAATCTCAACAACCACAGCAACCACTACAACAACGCTTTGTGAACCTTAATCTATACGGTGGCGATAATACAATGTATAGTAAAGACTCTGTTAGAACGCTAATACAACGCATCGGCGAAGAAGTAAAAGACGGTGCAGT